CAGCATATGCAAGTCGTTGTACCCACTGGAACCAGCGTGATCTCTCTGTTCTCAAGCCTGTAAAAACTGCTCGTAATCCTTGGTTACGCTTCAAACGTGAGTTTGTTAACTGTCTGCACGCCAAAGATGTAACTAAGCAGGTAGAAGTGTCTCTAGCTTGGTTTTATAACCACCAGTATCGCGACGACTGGATTCCATCTTAGGTTCACGCGAAGCGTGTGCCTTATTGCGACCGAAGGGAGCACGCGTTGGAACAGAGTCAAAAATACGAAAAGATGGTATGGAAGATTCTTTCTGGTATACCAATTGAAGTATTTGATGAAGATGATGGATCAGTATGGGAAAATGAGACTTGGGAGCTAGTCAAGTCTCGGTCACAGGGTGACTTTGCCGGGTCAAGAGATATTGGCTCGGCAAACATCGTTACAGCACTTAATTTAATTCATCAAAGACTTTTAATAGACTCCTCTTTTAATGAGGATGCCGCTTTAACTAGTCAGAGATATTTCTCAGAAATTCTAGACGAGTTGTGCGTCAAGAGACAGATCAGGAAAAAGCCTGATCTAATAAGAAAAACATTTACTGTTCTAGAGAATGATTGAACATATCAAAATTCCTCTCGTCTTTGACCACCCATTCAAAAGCAATGTTTGGTTCCCAAATTATGCCGGCACCGATATAAATGATATTCATCGGTCAACCCGCTTTCAAAGACAGATTCCTTGGATTTTACAAACATTTGACCCATTACTTAGTATTCATTCAGCACATGAGATAGACGATCTTGATTGGTTTATCTATCCTGTGTCTATGAACGAACCTTATTATCAGGTTAGATCTTTAATAGGCAACTATCATCATGATTATGGATTTTGGAGTTTCATTTCTCCGCCAGTAATAAAATCATTAAGACAAAAAAAAGGTTGGATACTAATAGATGCTACTCTAGAACCTTTACGTGATGACGATCTTGCCAACGTTTTAAAAGCCATTGATGATTGTTCTGAGTTTCCAAATGACAGAATTCTTATTAATGTATCTAGTCTAAAACATGTAAATCATCCTCAAGTTGTTTCTTTGCCTAGTTGGTTAGAGTTACACTACTGCGGCACAGGGATTCATGAATATAAAGACGAAAAAAAACTTGCTGCTCGAAGAGGAGAGGGGGTAAAGAAGAGTTGGACATTATTAGGCTCAAGGCTTTTTGACCTAAGAAGCGACTATAAACCCTCTAAAAAACGATTTTCTCTTTTTCAACAGCGCTGGTATAAGCATGTAGGCTCTGCTGTGCTTATGTTCTTGATGGATAAGGCTGACTTTTTTAAATTTGGGCACGTTACTGCTGATGAGCTGGACTCCTTTTCTGAATATTTTGTAGGACTTGGAGGTTATAAAATTTGGAAAAATGTAGGCGAAAGTCTAAAGTTAAAACACTCTGATGATGTATTAGACCCTGTTACTTTTGTCGTCGATTACCAAAAAGCCAGTGACTTAAACATTGTTGTTGAAGCATATTATTATGATGATGTAGTTGACTGGTCTATGATCACTGAAAAGATTTGGAGAAATGTTGGTTACAGAAAACCTTTCATCGTAGTTGGACAAAAAGGACTTTTAGATAAATTTCACACTCTTGGCTACAAGTCTTTTCACCCGCATATTAATGAATCGTATGACAGAGAAGCGGACGAATCCAGAGTTTTAAAAGCATTTTTACAAATCAAAAAATTTATCGAAATGTCAGAAGACGAAGTTAAAGACTTGCTGCTAAAGTTTGAAGACATCCATAATCACAATGATTATAATTTTCAAAAACGAGTTTCTTCTACTTACTTCTTATTTTTAGCGATGAGTAAAAATGATACCGATTCTATTAGACAATTCACATTCTCCTAATGTATTTTTACCAAACGCTGTTGAGTCTAATATTATGGACACTTATTACAGTCCAAAATACAGAGCTATCCTCCCAAGACAGCTTCACTCATTTGACTTATCAATTCATACCGTAAAAGAGATAGATCAGATTGATTGGTTTGTTTACCCTATAATTATAAATGAACCTTACTATCAAATTAGACACTTTCACAACCCTGATCACCCAACCTACGGAATCTACAATATGATACCTTCAGAGGTTTATGAGGCTGTTAAGGCAAAAAAGGGTGTTATTTTTGTAGACATTACAGGAGAGCCTTTAGAAAACCATGACCTTAGTCAGGTTAGGCAGGGTTTTGCTAATGAAGAATTCAACATATTTTTTAACATAGGTTCTCCTAAACAGGTTGATAATAAACTCTTTTTTACTTTTCTAGGTTGGATGGAAGACTATTTTAATCTTGTAAAGCAAAGTAGGCAGTCATATAATAACTTACATACATCTGATGGAAAAGGTATGTTTTGTAAGAAGGATAAAAGAGCGTTTTCGTTATTCAACGCTCGCTATGAGAAGCATCCAGGTGCCTCTATCATAGTATCGTTACTTGATAGGTTAGACCTAATGAAACATGGTCATGTCTACGTTCAAGACAAAGCAAGTAATATTGTAAACGCCTATGATATAGCAAAACAACAATTAAAAGACTCTCCTGCTTTTTTAGGACGGTACAAGGCACAGCCAATAAGTAATCCAGAGCACATTTACCCTAAACCTTTGTTTATGGATTATTCCTTGTCTTTATCTCACTTTAATCTTGTTGTTGAAGCTTACTACACCTATGAGATGGTAAACTGGCCGTACATTTCAGAAAAAACTTGGAGAAATATCCAACTAAAGAAACCTTTTGTTTTAGTAGGACAAAAAAATACTTTAGCAGAGTTTCATAGATTAGGTTATAAATCTTTTCACCCATATATTAATGAATCTTATGATTCAATGGAGGATTCAGTTCGAGTTTTACATGCGGCTAAAGAAGTAAAAAGGCTTTGTAATTTTACAACTCGACAGTGGCAAGAGTTCCATAAAAATGTAGAACACATTCACAAACATAATTGTGAACAATTTAAAGCCCGTAAAAGAGAATTTAAGGAGTTTTTATATGGTTTTAGACGTAACTAAATTAGATAATGTTTCTTCTTACTCTAAACACAAATTAAATTTTTTTGCGGTAACTAAGTGTGCAGGTACAGCAATTAAAGCCTCTTTACTAAAACAAAAAGTAATAAGTTCTACCTCTCTTAGATATGACTACATTTATGACCATCCAGAAGCTACTTATATAACTAAAGAACACGCTAGTCTAATGAGTGACGAGTGGTTGAATTTTTCTGTGATTCGGCACCCCTATATAAGATTTACATCTCTCTACAAACACTTTATTATTAGAGACCCTTTAAGAAGAAAAGAACTTCACCCCCACCTTCAGCAACACGGAGGATTAGACTATTTTGCAGACTTCCTTTTTAATAATACAGATGATCAGACTTGTAACCACCATATGAAGTCAATTAGCTCTTTCTTATTGGATAAAAATGATGTTATTATCCCTGATATAGTGTTTATGTTTGATGAAGAATATAAAACAATAATCGATTTTCTAAATTCATATGGATGCACACTAGAGAAGGCTAACGTGTCAAATATAGATTTAGAGTTATCTTCTTACACTAAGAAACTAATTACGGAGCGTTATGCTCTAGATTTTGAAACCTTTAACTTTGAGGAGTAATATGGAACACGCGTTAAAACAAGAAGTAAAAACAGAGATCAGCCGTATTGTCGATCTTATGATCCAAGTTGAGGCTATGCGCGAACAAATCGCATCCCTTAAAAAAGATATTAAAGATGAATACGGAATCCCAGTAGCTACTATTACTAAGGTGGCAACTATTGTTCGTAAACAGAATCTTTCAGAGGAAGATGAAAAATGGGAAGAAATTAAAGACTGGGTTGAAACCTGTTCTTAATTTTTTTAGCTAATCTTATATGAGACTTTGCTCCTGCATGAGAACCATCTGGGGCAAAGTCTTTGTGCTTTTCAAAATCTAAATGAAAATTAACGTAATCATCAGTTAAGACCTCTAATCTATCATGCAAATGGGGAAAACAACAATGATGAATAGTCCTAATCCCAGCTTTTTGCGTAACTAGTATTTGTTTCGCTACAAAAGACGACCATAAATCTTGCACTTCATTTTCTTTAGAAAAGTATAACATACCTGCCGCGTGCCATGCAGCCCTGTGTTCATTAGTATTTTTTCGTTGATTAGCTAAAATCTGTTCAGATAAAATCCAGTTTCTATAATACTTTTCATTTTGCATTACATGATTAGCTACTATGAAACCTTGTGTTATATCATTTCTAAAGTCCCAGACATGCCAACGATATTCACTTGTGTGGCCGATAACAATCAAATCAGGTTTCATCTTGACAGCTTCTTCAACTTGTGTTGTAATAAGGTATTCAGAAGCTCCGCTTTGGGCTAAATTTTTAACATTATTAGATAACAGGTATGGATAGGCTTGATTTTTATCTTCAAGCCCCTCTCCTTCTGTATAACTGTCTCCACAGGCTACTATGAACATAAATGACGATATCTTTGTTGTTGGTAATTCTTGGTCTATACCAAGCAATGAAGCTCCAGTCCCTGCTTTTGATCAATTAGGTTTAAAGCATCGATGGGAATTACCTGGGGTTACTTTAGATGCACAAGCAGAATACATCATAAATAACGATCTTGTCAATAAATTTAAAGTTATCTGGTTGATAGGACATCATCACCGCGCTGATCCAAGAGGTAACGGTGATTTTCTTCTACCATATCACTGGGGAAGTGGAGATATTTGGGGTAAACTTGTTCAAGATTTGTGGTTTAAAAAAATTACTAGACAAGCATGGTACTGGAGAACTAGCGCTCTTTTTGTGCGGTCTGTTTTACTTGATGCTAATCCTAGTAATCTTTTATTAATACCAATATATCGTCCTAATGTTTTAGATAATGAAATGATAATTGAAAATCCGTGCATTTGGAGATATTACCTTAGAGATTTAGTAAAAGAATACCCGGATGGCAGGGGGCACATGAATCAAGCAGGGCATAATCATTTTGCTCCTAGACTAGCATCGGAGATTAATAAAAGATGGGAAATTTCATTGACCCACAGTGGTCTTCCGCAATAACTATCGGATTTAATGGAGCTATAGCTAAAAATGCTAAAAAGATTGTTGAATTTTGTGAGGAAAACTTTATCTTACACGGCCACCAATGGAGATGTGACGTTGCAGGAAAAACTGCGATACTTTTAAAACCAGGTGAAGGCTACGAGTGGCACTTTGACAACCTTGATTATGCACACAAAAGATTAACTACTTCAAGACCTCAAAGGTTTTGGACACACATAATTTACTTAACGGAGGGTAAACCTTTTGAGATTGGATCGTGGTCGCCAAAAGGAGACAGAGTTGAACAAACAGACTTTTCAGCACCAGAACCGGAGACCATCTTGGCTAGAATATACCCAAGACCTGGACTTTCTTTATGCTTTCCTTGTTTCATGGTTCATCGTATTCAACCTATTGTCGATAATCGTCGTTGGGCTTTTGTCGATTTCATAAACACTCCAGACTACTTAGGCAACTCTAAGAAAGATTTACAAAACTTATTTAATAGGTATTTTGATGAAGATACTAGGCGTCAGCTCCTATCATCACGATAGCGCAGCTGCTTCAATAAACAACGGACTTATCGAGGGCGCTTCTCACGAGGAGAGGTTTACTCGTAAAAAATACGATAATTCCTTTCCAAAAAATGCTATTGAGTGGTTAAAAGACCCACATGAGGATTGGGAGTTTGCTGCTTTTTATGAAGAGACTACCTACGATAGATTTAAGTCTGATATTCGTAAATATACAAGAGCTAGACCTATTCTAGTAGACCACCACGAAGCCCATGCTATGAGTTCTATCCTTATGACAGATTGGTATGAGTGTGCAGTGATGGTAGTGGATACCGTGGGTAATAAATTTTCAACATCTTTAGGAGTGTATGAAAATGGTCAAATTACTTGGCTCAAGAGATTTCGTTATCCGAACTCTCTTGGTTTATTTTATTCTAGTGCTACTCGTCTTTTGGGACTTAAGCCATTATCAGACGAATCCCAGGTCATGGCTGCAGCTGCTTACGGAGAGCCTAAATGGTTTGATTTTATAAGATCAAAAGTGCTGCACCATGATTACAAGGGTCATTATGACTTATTAATAAACCTTGAACGAGGATTAGGGTATGGTTCTTTAGATTGGGATATAGCTGCATCCGTGCAAAAAACTATTGAACATGTTTTAGTTAATCTTGCTGGATGGTTGCAGAATGAGACTGGAATGAAAAATCTTGCATATGCAGGTGGGGTAGCTTTAAATTGCGTAGCTAACACCGAAATTATAAGATTTTCTGGGTTTGATGATATAGCAATTCAACCAGCGGCAGGGGATGCAGGTTGTGCTCTTGGTGCTGCAGCACTTATTGAGCGGCCACTATGGGAAAATGCTTATCTTGGGGTAAATGCTAATGACGGCATCTTGGCCGATCAACAAGCTGAAAAAATCTTATCAGGAGAAATTGTTAAGATTGTCCAGGGTAGAGCAGAGTTTGGTCCTCGTGCACTAGGTAATAGAAGTCTAGTTTGTATTCCTACCCCAGACAATATAGAAAAGTTAAACACTATCAAAAATAGAAAAGAGGATAACTGGCGTCCATACGCTCCTATCTGCCAAGAGGAGGAGGCCTCAAACTGGTTTAATATCTATAAACCAAGCTATGAGATGCTATTTACAGCTGATATTCGTGGTGGTAATTTTACCACCTATGATAACTCTGCTAGGTTGCAAATAGTAAATGCAAGTAAAAATCCTTACTTATGGAAAATTTTAGAAATCACTAGGCAACATGGCTATCCTATATTAATTAACACAAGCCTAAACGCTAAAGGTAAACCTATTGTTAATACTTTGGAAGATTTAAATGAGCTATCAATATAATTATCGAGATAAACCGTATGGACACTCTGCGGCCATTCAAGACAAAAAAGTAATAGATTTTATAACTCAGTTCGAGCCAGACTTTAGTAAAGTTCTATCTAAACAGATAGATCAAGAATTCACCTCAACATTTATCGATTGGATTAATAAAACTAATAACTCCATTGAAGGTATAGATGATCTGAAATATGCTGTGTACTCTAACGGAACCACTGAGGGTTTTGATAAATTTTACCAAAACAATAGTGATAGACGTTTTCGGTGTTTCAAAGGGGAATATCTATATCACAAACTAGCTTGGAGAGAAAAAGATTGGGCTTTCATTGAAGATGATGATATTTTAGAAAATGATGCGGTTGTAATTAGTCTTCCCTTTGCGGATACAGGATTCAAACACTCTGCGCAAGATGAAATATTAGAGATATGTTCATTTTTAGGTGTTCCTGTTTTACTTGATGCTTGTTATCTAGGAATCTGCTCTAATGTAGACTATAATTTCGCCTGGCCTTGCATCACTGACGTCACTTTTAGTTTAAGTAAAGTTTTTCCAGTTGCACACGCTCGAATAGGGATGAGACTAACAAAAACAGACACTGATGATATGTTATTTGTGTATGCAAAGCAAGGGTATACAAATAGGATAGGGGCAAAACTAGGTATCAATTTAATGAGAAACTTTTCATCTAATTACATTTTTAATACCTATAGAGAGAAGCAACTTAGTATGTGTAAAGATTTAGATGTCACTCCTAGTGACACTGTAGTTTTTGGCATTGATTATAAAGGGGCGTACTCTGAGTATAATAGAGGAACAAACTCTAACAGATTAGGTCTTCATAAATTCTTAGGTGAACAATGAACAGTATAAAAGTAACATGGACATTAGGGCAACTAGAGTCATTAGATATACAAATGCCAAATAGTTTTGCCGGAAGGTATTCTTTAGAAGACGGTGTAAACCCTGATATTTTAAAACACTTTGGAAATTGTGGAGTTTATAGAGAGTTACCTAATTTCTTTGATTTGGAATCTATATCGAAAGAATTTTCTAATTTAGTAAATAAATCCTTTGCAATACACAAAATGTCACCAGGCATGTTACTGCCTCTTCACAAAGATAACTACAAATATTATTCTGAAGTAAATAATATTCAAGACCTTAACACAATTGTAAGAATTATTGTGTTCTTACAGGATTTTCAACTTGGTCACATATTACAAGTTGAAGACACTCCGATCAGCTCTTACAAAGCAGGTGACTATATTCAGTGGGTTGGGCAGACTCCTCATGTTGCAGGTAATTTAGGTACTGTAGATAGATACACTTTACAAATTACTGGGACAAAAATTTAGGACTATATATGAAAAACGTCTACTTATCTCAGACATCTATTTTTTATGATGGACTACCCTATGTTTATCTTCCATACTCAATAGGAAGTGTCTGGTCATATGCTAATCAGTTTGATATAGTTAGGAATAATTACAAACTAAAAAAATTACTTTTCCTCAGAGATAGTGTTTCAGATGTAGTCGAATCGTTAGACAATCCAAGAATATTTGGATTTTCTAGTTATCTTTGGAACGAGAATTATAACCTTAAGATCGCTGAAAAAGTCAAAGATAAATATCCTGATTGTACTATAATCTTTGGAGGACCGTCGGTTCCTGAAAACTCTAAAAGATTTCTTTCAAAATATCCATTTGTTGACTTTTGTATTCATAACGAGGGGGAAGCTTCCTTTTACAGCCTATTAAAAGAATTTGAGAGTCCTTTCCCTAATTTTGATTTACCAAATATTTCTCACCTTAAATTTGGTGACTATTTTAAGGGGGAGTTTGTCAGAGCACTAAGTTTAGAAGATATTCCCTCGCCATACGCTTCTGGTCTTTTTGACAACATGCTGATAGAACACCCAGATTTAATTTTTAATCTCACACTTGAGACAAATAGAGGATGTCCCTTTTCTTGTACATTCTGCGATTGGGGATCTCTAACAACTGCCAAAGTCAAGAAATTCGCTTTTGAAAGAATTAAAGAGGATTTATTATGGGCAGCGCATAATAATATAGAATTTGTTCAATGTGCAGATGCTAACTTTGGCATCTTTAAACAAAGAGACACTGAAATTGTTAATTATATTATTGATCTAAAAAATCAGTATGGGTATCCTAAATCTTTCTCTACCTCGTGGAATAAGAATATGAAGACTGACTTACTTAAATTAGCAAAAAAATTAGTTGATGCGGGTATGTTCAGAAGATTTACTGCGTCCATTCAGACTTTGAATGATGACTCTTTAGTAGCTGTGAAGAGAAAAAATTTAGATGGAAGTGATTTTTTAAATATCATTGATGAGGCTAAAGAGTTAGGTCTACCTGTTTCCACTGAAATTATTATGGGTCTTCCAAACGAAACTTACGAGTCCTATTTAGATCTTCTTGAATATCTGAGGGTAAAAAATGTTCCGTATAACTATGGCCATCTTCACATTTTGAAAAATTCTGAGATGGCTAAAAAATCTTACATACAGGAGCATGAGTTCGATATAATTCACTCTGTTAGTTCCTATGGATCGGAAGATGTCAAAGAGTATGAACACATAGTTGTCGGCACTAAAACTCTTCCAAGAGATAAAATGCTAAAACTTTACTTGTTTCAGTGGTTGATGTACTCATTTGAGAGACTTAAATTTACCGACTTAATAGCAGATACTCTAAATAAAGTTTATAATATCAAGTTTACTGAGTTTTATAACGACCTTTTGAACCATATATTAACTGATACTAATCATTTATTACACAAAGATTTTATTAGACTTTCGTCTCCGCTTGATAACGATTGTTTAGCAGTTCTTGATAATCATCCTAACTTGAAGCAGTATGATATACTTGATAAAATTTTCTATAATGAAACTTTTTATGATGACCTTAAAAAATTCTGCATTAACAAATACGGTTGTGACTCTGAAATTTTAGAAGACGCAATTCTCTATCAGCTTAATAGTTTTAGATATAAAAAAGTAGACGAAACTATTAAAGTTAACTTCAAAAGTAATTTATTCAACGTGCTTAACTCAACCGATAAACTTTTGAAAACACCAACACATTTTACCGTTTTCAAAGAAAAAATACCCACACAATACCCTAATTGGTTTTCTTTTATACGATCAAAAACTTCTTGGGGTAATTTTGCAGACTCGAGGTTCAATGAAGTTCAATTACATAACTGAGGTAGATACTGATACTTTACCAACAGGTAGAACATACCATACCCCTGACGGCTCATACCCTTCTATTACTACTATTTTAGGGCAGACTGCAGATAATACTTGGCTTATCAAATGGAAAGAGCGTGTCGGCGAAGAAGAAGCTGCTAGGGTTTCAAAGGAGGCTACTGACCGTGGTACTTTAGTTCATGAATATGCCGAAAGATACTTTAACGGTGAAGATGTATGGGATGAGATAATGAATGAACGTCTTGATGTTAGGCAGATGAGTCGTGATTTGATTCGTGCCACTGAAAAAGGTGTTGAAGAAGTATGGGGACAAGAGCAAGTATTATGGTCAAATAAATACCGATATGCAGGAAGAACAGACATGGTAGGCATCTGGAAGGGAAAACCAACTATTATTGACTTTAAAACTTCAAAGAAAAAGAAATCATCAAAGCAGATTACAGATTACTACATCCAAGGCTGTGCCTATGCCGTAGCACATAATGAGATGTATGGCACAGGGATTCAAGATGTGGCTATTATTATGACTATTGATGGAGCAGAACCTATGGTTTTTGAGAAATCTGCCGTTCCTTTTCTACCGCTGTTAAAAAATAGGAGACAGATGTTTGACAAATTGCAAGCAGATTCCTCTACCTAAAATTGATAATATTGATCTTACTAGGTTAGATTTCTTTTTTAAACTTGGTAATCATTTATTTTCAACTCGTTATTCACATGAGTCGTGGAAATCTTTTGATCTTTTGAGTGACGGAAAACCTTCGCCTATGATGAAACATTTTCCTTATATTGAAGAGTGGATGAAGCTTTGTGTCAGGCATACAGGAATCAAAAAATTTAAGACAGTTTACTTGTCTGTATTACTATCTAAGAATCAAATACCGTGGCATGTTGATATGACAGATACTGAATCTTTTTCTCCTGCTGCTATTACGTCTTTATCTACTGATGAAAGTTTCATTGAGTTTGAGGGTGATAAGAAATATACATATAAAACTGGCCACAGTTACTTAATCAAAAGCGGTAATAGGCATAGAATATTTAATCTTAGTAATAAGAATAGATATACTTTATGCACTGTGCCCGAGGAAAATCCATATGTTTAAATGGTTACTTAATCTCTACGAAGAGTGGAAATTCAACAGAGAATTTGAGAAAAAAAAGAAAGAGCTTCTAAAAGCTGATCCTTTTATATATGAAATCCCAGATGCAGACAAGAAGAATTAAAAAGCCATTGAAGGATTTTTTTGACAAACAATCTTTGACTGAATGGGAAAAATCTTTTATATTAGGTTGTATAAATTCACAGAATAGACATCCCCAGCTGACACATAGACAGTGGGAGACTGTTTGTAAAATAGAAAAGAGATATAGAGATGTCGAAATATCCAGGGGTGAAGAGATTACCTAGCGGTAAAATTTCTTATAGAGGAACAACATTTGATGGATTCAACAAACCACGAAGATCAAACAGACCAGAGAAAAAAGGAATGGTACTGGCAAAAGAAGGAGACAAAGTGCGACTTATACACTTTGGAGATTCTTCAATGGGGCATAACTACTCTCCAGAAGCACGAAGATCGTTTAAGGCACGCCATGCCCGCAACATCGCTAAAGGAAAGATGTCAGCAGCGTTCTGGGCTGATAAAGTCCTTTGGGCAGGACCTAAAGGATCTAAAAAGTCGCCTCCGAAAAGTCAGAAACACAGGAAAGGGTGATTATTATGCGCAGGAACCGCATCCCTCAACAGAACGTGTACATTACTAATAGGATTAATCAATTGAAAGAGGACATGGCTCGTGCACATGATGAGCACGATAGAAATTGGTACAATAGATTAATTCAAGAACTTTCTTGGGCCAGAGAGATGTCTGGTAAGCCATCTAACAACTGTTATATGGCTGGAGAAAATGCCTAGAACTGTAAAGTTTCATTTAGTAAAAGACTTTGGGGATTACGAAGTTCCTCCGCCAGTTCCTGCTAAAAAAGTAATGCCTGACTGGTACAAAAGAACTCCTGCTAAATTACCTGACGAACTAAGTTTAAAACAGTGTGTTCCATTTTTAGATGCGATGACTGCTGGCTATGTTATCGTGACGCACGTTGACATGGTTGTTCGACAAAATTCTGATGGGTCTATAAGGCTCATGCATCCAAATGATGAGTATGCAAGGCGTTGGGCAAATAATATGCCTTTAGAAACTCATCCAAACAAACAGTTTCCTAACTCACCAATGACAGGTTATACCGTATTGAAATATATGAATCCTTGGCGCATTGAAACTCCAAAAGGGTATTCTACTCTTTTCTCTCCTCTTTTTAATAGACTTGAAAGTCCTATTATGGCCATGTCTGGTATAGTAGATACTGACAAGTTTTTCAATCTTATTAATTTTCCCTTTATTCATACAATGCTTCAGCCAGGTTCTGAAGTTGTTATCCCAAAAGAAACCCCAATATGTCAACTAACGTTTTTTAAACGTGAGGACTGGCAACAAAAAAATACTGTTTTAGCGGCACATGAAGTAAACAGAACAATTAAATGTAGAGAAGAAATGCACAACGATAGATTAAATTATTATAGAAGAAAAGTTGTTGAGAAAAAATCTTACGACTAAGGAGAAATTATGGAAAAGAACTATAAAAAGTGTTTAGAAACAATTCTTCATCACGAGGGAGGTTATGTTAATCACCCTGATGATCCCGGTGGTGAAACTAATCTTGGCATAACTCAACGTGTATATGAAGAATGGTGTATGTCCCAAGACTTTAATGTTAAGGACATGAAAGATTTGGAGGTTTCAGATGTTGCTCCAATTTACAAGAAAAATTATTGGGATAGGGTTAAAGGAGATGAACTACCTTCTGGCTTGGATTTGTGTGTTTTTGATTTTGGGGTTAATGCTGGGACCGGACGAGCTGCTAAATACCTTCAAAGTATGGTTGGCGCTACTGCTGATGGGGCAATTGGCCCAGCTACTTTACGAGCAGTCCATGCCTATGTGCAGATTGAGGGACTTGAACACGCCATCGGAGAGTACCAACACAAACGTCAAGGATACTACGAAGGATTAAAACACTTTGCAACATTTGGACGTGGATGGACCCGTCGTGTAAGTGAGACTACAGCGCTAGCTTTTGAAATGGTATGAAACTACTAGCTTTACGTTTTCAAGATCATGACTCAAACTTTAGTTACTACGATGGAAAGAATGTAAAGTATTTTTCTACCGAAAGATACCTAGGAATAAAGCATCATGGATGGGGTGACAACCCTTTTAATAATAAATTAAACAGTATCCTTGTTGACGCTTTTGGGGTCGGAGTTGATGATGTAGATGCTATTAGTATTGTGACTAACAACTACTCATTTGGAGATAATTTATTAGTTAGAGGTGATGTTGGCTTTAAAAAACCTACGTATTTTGTTGACCATCATTTAGCACACGCTTTTTCTTCCTGGCCTCATGGCGTCCATTGTAAAAATTCTTTTGTGTTTGATGGTCAAGGGAATGACTTTAAGACACATTCATTATTTACTAACGGTAAGCTTATAGATGTTTTTGATCGTTATGAGCACGGATCTGTAGCAGAAAGAATGAGGACTGTAGGCAGGGTTCTAAGGTTCAAAGGTGCTTGGCAAGGTACCGAAGCAGAGCTTGACTTGGCGGGTAAAGTTATGGGTTATCAATCATACGGTGAGATAATCCCTTGGTTTTATGAACATCTCAATAACTTTACTATTAAAGACGTCTGGCAAGTTTGGACTTATCCTATCAAGTCAGATACAAAATATATTGATTGGCTTAGGACTGTTCATGAGTGGACTGGAGATGCTTTAGTTAAGTATTTTTCTCAGTTTAACGGGTCAAAATCGTTTTCTGGAGGGACTGCACAAAATTCTAGTTTCAATGGTAAATTATATAAACACTTTGATATGCAGTTTTCACCTACTGTTTCTGACTCATGTTTATCACTAGGAGCTTTAGAAATTTTAAGGATTAAAAAAGGAATACGACCTTTCCCTACAGACGGATTTCCATTTTGGCAATGCACTGATGAAAGCCCTAAGCTTACTGATAAATCACAGATCAAAGCAATAGCTGAGTTACTAGCTAAAGGAAAAATAGTAGGAGTCTATCAAGGCAAAGGAGAGGTAGGTCCAAGAGCCTTAGGTAATAGATCAATTCTTATGGACCCAACTACTCAAAACGGTAAAGACATCATAAACGATAAAGTAAAACATAGAGAATCTTTTAGACCTTTCGGAGGAGCTTGTCTATTAGAGGATGCAGAGACATATTTTGATGCGCCAAAAGAAACTCCTTTTATGAACGTAAACGTTGATGTAAAGACTAAAGATTTTCCCTCGATTACTCATGTAGATAACTCTACCAGGCTTCAAACTGTGAAGGATGGAGTTTTCTCTGAGATTTTAACTGAGTTTAAAAAACTCACTGGACACGGTGTGTTATTAAACACATCTCTTAACATTGCTGGTAAACCCATTGCATCTAAAGCAGAACACGCTAAACACATTTTCAACACAACTGACCTAGATGCAATTTTTTGTGGTAACGAGGCACAACTCAAATAAAAAAGGAAAAACTATGAAAAAACTACTGCTTGCAGGCGCTATGTTGCTTGCATCAATGACTACTGCTTTTGCTGAACCAGTAAAAGTAGGTTTTATCTACGTGGGACCAATTGGTGATCACGGTTGGACTTATCGTCATGATATTGGTCGTCAACAAGTTGAGGAGGCTTTTGGGGATCAAGTAGAGACTATGTACCTTGAAAGTGTACAATACGGACCAGAGGCTGAAACTGCTATTCGTAAAATGGCTCAGGGTGGAGCAGATATTATTTTTGCTACATCCTTTGGCTACATGGACCCAATGCTTAAAGTAGCTAAAGACTTCCCTGATGTGAAGTTTGAACATGCCACTGGCTATAAGCAATCTGACAACATGGCGTCTTACGGTTTGCGTCTTTACCAAGCTCGTCACGTTCAAGGCGTCATTGCAGGTATGATGACT